GGCCGGCCTCGTTTCGCTGATTCCGTCACGGAGGCCTTCCAGATGAGGATGGGCGCCGCCAGGGATCTCAGGCGTCGTCTGGGCCTTCCTGAGGATGTTCCTGTGTACCAGCCAGATCTTGTAGGTGTCGAGACCCCTGCTTCCGCAGAGTGATCCAGACCTGAAGCGCGTTCTTCACCACCTCTTCCAGAGGAGAAGCCCCTCTGAGAGCATGGATCTGTCGGATCAAGTGGGCGGGGACGGTTTCCATGAGGAGCGTCCCCTGGTCCCCGTTCCATTCGATGCCCGCATGGAGGGAGCTCAGCCCCTGCTTGGAGGCATGGGAAAACTCGATGCCCTCCCGAAGCTCGTGGGTGCTGAGTTCCAGACATAGGGTCTGCGGGTCGTCCCAGAACTCGTCGAACATACCAGAGAACTGGTTCTCCCCGGTGTGGCCGGTTGTCACGTAGACCTGCCGGAACTCATTCTGCCGGGGATCCTCTATCCTCAGACTTCGAGGATGGCGGCGGGCGGCCTCATCCACCGCCCCCACGAACAGAATGAGTCCCCTTGTGTCCTGGGGTTGGGCGAACACCCGGAGGGTCGCCAGGCCATCGTGCTCTGAAGAGAGATCCTTGTCCGTCTGGAAGCAGATCTCCCAATCACCACCCTGGAGGAAGCGTTCTCGGAGGAGAGGGATCTCCTCTACATCTTCCCGGAGGCTCCGTAGGATCGAGTGGGCATGATTCCGGTTCATCCCGAGGAGGACTCCGGAGAGCGGGGTGTCTGAGCAACCGACCTTCAGATGGGCTGTCGTTTCGTAGAGGACGATCAGCTTCAGGATATGGGTCTTCCCACTCCGACGGCCGGCGCAGAGAAGGAGCCTTCGGAACGGCCCGAACTCCCCTGGGATGTGGTTCAGCTTCTTCTGCTCAAGGAGAGAGCTCGGAAGAGCCTCCTTGTAGAAGGGAGGTAGGTCGCTCAGGTCCAGATCGTAGAACATCCTCAGGACCCATTCTTGGCCTTTGGTCAAGGGGTATCCGATGGACGCGGCAAACTGGATGATGTTCATGGGCTTCTATTCCTGCTGCAGGACGTAACTGGAACGTACCCGGAGAGAACATGTACAGAAAAGGAACACCGGTAGTGTTGAAGCAGAGGATCGTCATGGCCGGTCTTGGGCGAACACAGATGGACATCCGTGCAGGTGTCCGGGGCTTCCTTCTCCAGGAGTGTCTCCCCCCGGACACCTGCATGTACGTGCTCCTCGAGTCGCCGGGGATGTCCATCTCCGTCCAGGCCACTCGGAACCACTTCGACGTCATCGACCAGGAGTCTGACAGATGCCACATATGACCACTGAGCTCCCGACGGAGGCGGGCTACTACCTGTTCATCGGGGACCGGGGAGATCATGAAGGGGGGCCCAGGGGTCGTGTCCCTGAGTTGGTCTGTGTCTTCTGGTATCGGGGAGAGGTCGGCGGGAGGCTCTCGTACGTGGGGTCTGACTTTTTCTTCCACCCTGAGAAGGCTCGAGGCGTCTGGCGTCGAGTTCAGGTGGAGGACATGAAGGAAGCGGAACTCGAGATGCAGCTCGACCGCTTCTTCGAAAAGGCCATGGCCAAGCTCGACAAGTACTCCTGGTACAAACGGGACCGCAAGAACCTCCGAAGTCTCCTCTCGGGGAACTCTGGAGACATCAAGATCTACGAGTCGGTATCTCCGCTCTCCATCGATGAGATCGTAGAGCGTGCTTTCCAGAGGGGTCTCCTCACAGACGAGGTTTCCCAGGATAGCTCCAAGACGTAACGTCGGGGAATGGAGACCCTGATGTCCGAAGCCCCCCAGGTCCTGTACCACTTCACGTCGCCTCTCTACGCGCCGATGATCCGGCAGCAGGGGATCCGGCGGGGAGACATCACTGTCTCCCTGGAGACAGGGTTCTGCGCTCCTTGTCTGACCGCGGACTCTTCCTGGGACAAGCAGAGCTGGACGCAGAACTCGACCCCTGGTTTCAACAAGGCCCAGACCCGGTTCCGGGTGGAGATCCCCTCGTCCGAAAGACATCGGCTGCGGTGGTGGAAAGACCTCCTCCGTGGGCACGGCGCGTCGGAAGAGTGGATCCAGAACCAGGCAACAGAGGGACACGAGCACTGGTGGGTGTTCCTTGGTGTCATCCCACCTGAGTGGCTCACTGAGGTCAAGGGGTCTCCGGGACACCCTGCGTGGGACTGGTCGATCCTCGGCGCGACCAGTAATCTGCGGACCCTTTCGTACAGAGGCAAACCTGGGGAACCTCGGGTCGGACGTGTTCGCTTCAAGAGCACGAACATCCGAGATGCTCTGGCTCGGATAGGGCATTGGCCTCTCCCGGACCGCCTGGTCCGAGGCGGGAATCCTCTCCCTTGGTCCAACATGCCGAAGGGTCTCCTTCGGGTCCTGATAGACGCCTCCGGACCGGAGGAGCGAGTCACCGAAGGACTCCGGTGGGTTACCAGGAACCTCCAGGCCCATGCTTGGAAGCCCGACTACCTGGATACCATCCCCTGCTTCATGGTGGGAGTAGGTCGTTGGCTTCGGGGATCCCAGAAGGTCATTGAGATCACCCCCGCCGCAGCGAACACTCTCCTGGAGATCGCCCCTCGTTTCTCAGATCTCCCCCCGCCCTCCAAGGAGAACAACCTCGCGTTCCTCTGGGACGGGTTGGTGTATGGGGTCTGCCCCACCGTAGAGGAGAACGGGGAACGGGGTGTCAGTGTCTACGTATGGGAGAAAAAGGATGGCTGTTGGGAGGCGTATGCGCCCGCAGAGGATCCCGATCGGGTTTGGGTAGGCCCCCTCAAGTGGAATGCTCTGGACCAACTCCTTGGAACTCCCAGCCCCTTGAAGGAGGTGTTTCAGGTCCTGGTCAACGCCTTGGCTGCCATGAACGAGAAGCCCAAGATCGTGGTCGGGAAGAGGAAGCCTCCCCGGAAGCGACGTCACCGCCGGGCTCCCCAGACCCCTGGGAAGAGCCTCATCCTCGACGAGAGTGGACTCTGCTTGGTCACCAAGAGGTGGGCCTTGTTGGACGCAGAGGTGGAAGCCGAGAAGCGTCGATTGGAGCAGGAACGGAAGAAGCCCTGTCTCCACACCGTAGAGCCCCACAACTACCGCGTCTGGGTGAACAAGCCTCTCCCCCACGAGAAGGCCATCGAGACTCGGGAGAAGGTCTCCTCCAAGGGGGTCCGCTACACCCAGTTCCGTGTTTGGCGGAAGCGGGGGAAGACAGGCCCCGACGGAAAGAAGATCGCCTTCTCCCGAGGATCAGACGTCAAGGAGAAGAAGTCTCGACTGAAGCGGGGCCCTGCCGACCTGTAGGCTTGCCCAGGATCACCACCGTGTCTTGCTCCTGCAGCCTGCGGTCGCGCATGAACGCCTCGAACTGTTCCTCGTTCTCCTCCCTCGGAGGAGTGGAGAACAGGGGTCCGGGAACGCCCGGGAAGAGAGGAACCATGTCCAGGTAGGCCAGTTCCATCTGCCGAGCCGTCGGGCGCTTCCAGATATCCTCGAGCTGCTTCTCTGTCCCGTTCGAAGCCAGGTCTCCGAACTTCTCCAAGAGCTCCTGCTCGAAGCTATCCCTCTCCTCCTGGGAAGCCTTGTCCCACCGAGACGGGTTGGGAACCTTCCAGGGATGCTCCTCCTCCCGGACGAAGCTGGTCGGAGTCCACCACCGCGTGGAGCTCAGGGCCTTCTCCCAGCGCTCCTTGTTCTCGTTGGGATCCCGGAGATCGAGCTTGAAGACACCCGCGAAGATGTGGCGGACCCAGTCCAGCCGCCTCTGGATCTCAGCCTTGGAGACGTTGTCGTCGTCATCCTTGTGGCGCCCTCCCGAGTAGAGGGCCGTCGTGAGGTGGAGGGGGCGAAGCTGGACGTGGAGCTCCCCCTTCTCGATCTTCCCGTGCTCCTTCTTGACGAGGATACGGGCCTGGGCGTGACTCCACATACCCGCCCCTACAGTCTCAGTCCCGAACTGGTGGCACCAAGGTCCGGTCTGACTCACCTACTCAAGAGGATCAGGAGAAAGTTCCCCCGAAAGCGATGCTGCCGATCTGGCCCACAGAGGGGTCATTGCCCAGAGACGAGAACTCACCGATCAGGCTGGAAGCGTCGTGGACGTCGGTGCACATCGCGTCAGCACTCTGGGTCACGAGAGCGGAGTCCCGCATGAAGCCGGAGTTCCCGCCGCCCGTCCACCAGCAGGCCTCATAGTAGGTGATCAGGACGTTGTGGGTGCCCTGGGTCGCGTCGACGGAGCTTCCCCCGAGGTTCCCCGAGTAGGTCAGGGTCCCGACGCCAGCCTGGGAGCCGTTCCCCGCCTGGATGCTGGAGCCGCCTGAGAACTCGAAGTCTGCGATGACGGAGAACACGATCTCCTGTCGGATGTCGAAGGGCCAGCGGTGGTGGCGCAGGGACCGCATCGGACCAGAGACACCTGATGCGTACCCAGTGGCCTGCCACAGATCGCTCAGGTAGAGAAGCTGCCGCTCGAAGGAGAGGGACATTGGGTCAGTCACGCCGGGGACGAGCTCGGCGATGATATCCCCGAAGCCGATCCCCCGGACAGGCTCGACCGAGCGAGACTCAGAGGGAGTGAATCCTCCGAGAACTCCGATCTGATGGAGCACGTCGTTCGCCCCAAAGGCGGGGGCCAGGATGCGGACCTTCTGCGAGACGACCGACCGAGTGTTGGGCGATGTCCCGAAGCGATACAGGGGAGAGGTCCCCTGAACTCCGCCCTGCGGGTTGTGGTCGGTGTTGGATGCCATGGAAGATACCCTCCGTGTTCAGCCTCTTCCCGAGTATAGTGGCGCTATTGTGGAGAGCATATGGACCTCAGCAGTCTCACCCAGGCCCTCAAGCCCCTGTCCCAGTTCGGACAGGACGAACTGGATTTCGAGGTCGACGGGACTGAGGTCCACCTACGCCCCCTTCTCCCCCGAGAGGAGGTCATCTGCCAGGAGCGCGCAGCGGAGATCCTGGCCCAGGCCAAGGAAGAGGAGCAACTCGAGGATAACGATGAGGTCACCAGAGCCCTCTCTCTGAAGTACTTCGACCAGTTCCGAGCTGAGGTCATCGGGTTCGCCCTGGTTCAGGTAGGCCCACACGACTTCCGAGGTCTCCAGGGCATCCACACGGGAGAGGTGCTCGACAACGGAACGCGGGTTCAGGTTCCCCTACAGCGCGCCCTCCGAGACCTGATTAACAAGACTTGGTCCCGGGCGATGCTCACTATCTGCTTCGCCAAGTACGGGGACCTGGTCACCAAGATTGCCGAAAAGGCTGACCGCATCGCCCGAGAGTCGATTTCCGATCTGGACGAGGAGGTCGAGCGCCTGGAGCGCCGTCTCAAGGCGGTCAAGGAGGAGCGGGCGAAGCGCGCCAAGGGAGATCCCAGCGCAACGACCCAGCAGATCCAGAACCTGGTGTCCGCGGGAGAGGCGCTCCAGAAGGATGTGGATGCGGCTATCCAAGCATCCCAAGAGGACCGCCGCCTCGCCGAGGAGATCCGCCAGGCAGCCCAAGAGGATACCCCTCCGGAGCCCGAAGCTCCCAGCGAGGTTCAGGTGCGCCCGCCTGCTCCCCGGCGCCAGAGCGTCGTCCCAAAGAGAGCCCCTCCTCCTACAGCGCCCCCAACCCCGTCCCCAGAGGATAGGATCAGAGAGGCACAGGAGCAGGCAGACCTGATCGTCGGAGCCAGCGATCCCCTGACGGTGGTCGGAGAGGGGCCCAGGCAAAGGGAGGTCATCTCGGGACGTGCAGACTCGGGAGGCCGGGGGATGAAGGACGTCAAGGTCCGAACCAACCAGCCAAAGGGCGGGGCGGAGAACCCACACTTCAAGCGCCGGGGATGAGGTGTGGATCGAGAGGAATTCCTCAAGGCGCTCAATGAGGCAAACGAGGACAGCCTACTCCTCGAATCCCAGGCCCGCCGGTTCCTGTACCGTGATGTAGAGACCTTGGTTGGGGAGGGCTTCCTTCACCACACCTTGATCCTGGGACAGCACTCGGTCACTCTCAGGACTCTCTCCCCCAGGACGACCCTTCTCCTGAGAGCGCGAGCCCAAGCAGGAGACCTGTATCGATGGACCATAGCGTCCTCGATCTGGCTGATCGACGGATGTGAGGTGCCGCCCCACCTTATACCTCACGTGTACAGATCATGGATCAAGGACCTCCATGTCGCGTACGCAGACATCCTCCTGTCCTGCGCGAACGGGCTCCGTAACAGGTTCTCCAGGGCCTTGAGGCTCGTTGAGGCCTACTGCTACGAGCCATACTCCAGGGGGCTTTGGAGGATGCTTGGGAAGCCCTGTACAGGGCTCGAGGACGCCAACGCCGTCCGGCGGATATGGGTCGCCTACAACCTGAGTGAGGATCTCAACCAACAGGACATAGAACGTTGGAGCCACACCCAAGCTCTGGTTTCGGCACTCACGAGCAAGGGAGGGAAGAAGCTCCGGAACGCAGTGACTCGGGATCAGGAAAGGGAGAAGGAACGGCGCCAGAGGGTGATCGAGGACGCTGTGAACTGGGTAATCCGTGGGGATGAGGAGGCCCAGAAGGTCGTCGTAACCATCGACGGTCAGGACATCGAGGTGAAGCGGGTGGTATCCCAGAGGAGCACTAAGGATCTCCTCGAGGAGATGGACCGTGTCAAGTCAGGGGAGATCGATCTACACGACGCCCTCATCGCCCAGTACCACAAGGATGTTCGCAGGGAGATCCAGGGCCGAAGGGACGCCGTCGCGGAGAAGATCAGAGCAGCACAAGAAGCCGTCGAGCAGGCAATCGATGTAGGCAGGCCCTCCTTGGTCGGATACACACCAGAGCAGCTCAAGGAGCTCCGTCCGGGGATGGCAGACCGCCCCCGGACCACCGCTACTATTCCTGGGTCGCAGAGGGTGAATCATGTCTACGACCGCTACATCCAGCCTGACTTGAAGCCCGGACAGATCACCGTAGATCGCCGAGTTGAGGAGATCGGGACTCAGCCCAAGCAGGCAGATAGGCCCTCCCTGCAGGAGCAGATCGCGAAGAGGAACCCCCGTCTACATCAAGGGCCCCCGCAGAAGGAGCAGTGATCAGGCTATCTCCCTCCCTATCGGCAGGATAGGATTCCCATGCTCAACCTGAAAGCCATCGTAGATCTTGTCGTCGGGACCGTCACCCGTGGGCGAGAGGCAGAGCGGGAGATCACACGGATGACTGGGGAGGCCACCGAAGAGGGGGTCATCCGCGGAATGACGGCCGGAACCAAGAAGGCCCAGGAGAAGCTCTACAAGACATACGCCCAGCTGGGCAAGGTCGGGATGACCGAGGCGGCCAAGACCCTTCGCTACGAGGTGGACAGGGCCAACAAGGACCAGCTGGAGACCCAGAAGAAGATCTCCGACATCCGGAAGAAGCTCAAGAAGACGGACAAAGAGGAGGAGAAGGAGATCCTCCGGATGCAGGAGGATAGCCTCAAGTTCCAGCTGGCGGCACAGCACGAGGCTCAAGAGAAGCTGATCGATCGAGCCATGGGCGCCACCAAAGATCGCGTAGCTCTCATGGAAGCCGCCCAGAAGCGCATGGATCGGACCCAGGACCAGGTCTGGAAGGACCGTTCCGACGGGTTCCAGAAGAGCATCCAGAGCGCGCTGTCCATGGACAGGCTGGACCCGTCCAACATAGCAGAGGGGCTCATGAAGGGTCTCTCAGGAGTGATGGACGCCAAGGCTGGGAAGATGATGGCCTCTGGCGCCGGAGGTACGGCAGCGGGAGCGGCTGGGATTGCCAAGCTGACGGCCGCTGCCGGAACCCTGGCCGCCGCTGCGGGAGGTCTCGCCGCCTTCTTGGCAGTCCTGGGAGCCGCCTATGGGCAGACCAAGGATCTGAACAAGGCTCTGATGGAGGGTGTTTCCGCCGCCGACATGTATGGGGCAGGGGCTGTCAGCCTGGGAGCAACCCTGGGTGATCTCCGGAAGGTGTCAATCGGCCTCGCCGGAGACTATCGGTTGACCAAGGAGGAGGTGCTCGGCGCCATCACAGCGTTCAATGAGGCGGGCGTCACCCTTGGTGAGATGAGAGGGATGGTCACTGAGACCACCATTGACATGGCCAAGTACAAGACGATCACGGAGATGGCCATCCGGGCGACCCAAACTCTGGGTCTGTCCTTCTCCGATGTCGCGGACTTCACCAACAAGATGAACCGGGACCTGGGAGCCGGCCTGGATTCCGTCCAGGGGGCCTTCGGCATGATCGCCGAGGAAGCCGGCAAGGCGGGGATGAACACCAAGGACTTCTTCGCAGCCATCAACAACGCGACCTCAGGCATGGCCCTGTACAACTTCCGTGTCGGGGATACGGTGGGGCTGTTCTCGGACCTGGTCAAGATCCTCGGCGAAGACTTGGCCAAGGAGAAGATCGGTCTCGAGGGAACGTTCCGTGGGATGGGAATGCAGGAGCGGTTCAAGAGCCAGATGCTGATGGGCCGGGGCCGGGCTTCCGGGATCGTTCGTGCGGATGCTGAGTCCCAGGGAGAAGCCTTCGCGGACAAGTTTGCAGGGAAGCTCTCCGGAGACCCCGCTTTCAAGGGGCTGTTCTCCGCGGACGGTCGGTCCATGGATATCGAGGCCCTCTCCAAGATGACAGGCGAGGAGTTCCGCGCCGCTTATGCTTCTGCCCAGAAAGCTGATCCTGCTGCCGCACGTCAGTTGTTCTCTCTCCGGGGACTCGCCCAAGGAGCCACCGGTGGGGGCATGGCTGCTGCGGGAGCGCTCGGGCATCTTTCCAAGACAGGAGAGCTCGCGGCCCAGCTGGCCCAGGGAGCCGCGTTCCGAGGAGGAGGGGAGACCCCGCTTGCTGAGCTCACTGGCGTGAACCGGATGATGATGGAGGAGGTCACAGGACTGACTGGAGAAGCTTTCGACCAGCTGGCCCTCCTGGAGACGGGACTCCGAGCCGAATACGAGGCCAAGGGTGGGAAGGAAGTCCTGGGGGACTTCTACGATGCATTGGCCGCTGGGGAGCTCAGCGGAGGAGCAGAGCTTGAAGCCCTCGGGGAGCTGAAGTTCTCTACCATGGAACGGATCGCCAAGGAGCAGCTGGAGGAGACTCGTAGCTTCTCCCAGGAGCTCAGTAACGTCATCGCCGGGCTCCTTGAGCAGATTGCCAGCGGCATGGAGATGCTGGTCGGGATCATGGGCGACGATGAGCATTCGAAGAAGATCGAGGCCCGCCGCGCCAGTGTCGGGGAGTCCCAGAGGATCGGAGACGAGATCGCTGTGCTGGACGAGAAGCTCTCCGAGCTCAAGCAGAAGCAGGTCACCTCTGCGGATGGGGAGGAGGTTGCTGCATTGGGGAAAGAAATCTCCCGCCTCCAGGGACAGCGTTCCGGTCTCTCCGCCCAGGGGGACGCCCAGTCCCGGTTCCAGAGGAACCTTTCCTTGGGGATGACAGCCCAAGAAGCGATGGAAGCTACGTTCTCCGATGAGCAGAAGTCCATGGTGGACTACGGAGAGAGCACCTACGCCACTCGCACCACGAAGCGTATGGGAGAGATGCATACGGAGACCTATGCAACGTCTTCCCCTGAGTTTGACAAAGATCGGATGACCCCAGAGAAGATCTCAGAGATGGCCTCCGGGATCACAGACGCAGAACAGGAGCAGAAGCTGCGCGACGAGGAACAGCTCAAGCTCCAAGAGAAGCAGCTCAAGGAGGAGAAGAAAGGGTTCGATGCTGTCGTTGAGAGTGTAGAGAACGCCCAGAAACGGGAGGCCCTGGCCGAGCTTGGGTCACAGTTCGGCTACAAGGCAGTCCAGACGGCCCACCAGACCGGGGACTGGACCTCGGTGGTGGCCAACGCCCGGAAGGGGGGTCTCACCATGGAAGAGAGCCAAGCCCTGGCCTTGGGTGGGGCAAGCACCGACCTTCTGTACAATCCCATGGCCAACGACTTCATCTACCGGGGAGACGGTCGGTCCGGAAACATCACGCCCATCAACAAGTCTGACGAGTTCTTCGGTGCGAAGCCGGGAGGTCCGATTTCCCAGGGGATGGGGAACAAGAGCGTCACCATCAACATCAACGGAGGGGACATCAACAAGGTGAAGGAGGTGGTCACCAAAGTGCTCCTGGACACCGGCTACCCGAGCATGAAGTCCTATGGCTGATCGGCCGATCTTCACAGGAGCGTTCCCTGCCGGGGAGGAGGATGAGTTCTCCGGGCGAGGGGTCCGCCCCGTGGTGTTTGATATTCTGGGCCCGGACTGGGAGACCTCAATCCTCCCCGAGGGGGTCCGGTTGGTCCTCCATGTCAACCCAAACTCGATGACCATCAAGTGGACTCGCTCGGTCGTGCGGATCCAGACCAAGTCAGGGTTCGTAGAGCAGCACTTCGGGGACAACGCGCAGAACATCGACTTCGACGTCGCTACGGGCGGGTTCAAGAGGCTTTACACAGGGCTCACCAGCACCACTTCTCCGAACCAGACGGGAGGAACCCGTCGCGAGACCCTCTCCTATGACAGCTACCTTGACCTGTTGGCTTTGTTCCACAACAATGGCTCTGTGTACGACGCCGCAGGACAGGTGGTTCTCCAGGGGATTATCAAGGTGATATTTGACGGCGGTGTCTATTTCGGTTGGTTCGATACATTCAACGTGACGGAAGACGCCAACAAGCCGTTCCAGTTCACCCTGACGGCAGCTATGACGATCTCCCATGAGAGCCAAGTCTGGCGAACCGCAATCCAGTTGGGGGACTCCTGATGGCCATTGCAAGCCTCCGAGAGGACCTGATTGCCGATCGGTACGCGACCCTCCCTGTGGGGCCAGGGCTGGTGTATTCGTTCGAGACCCAGGCAGGGATCCCCGTAGACGCAGGGAACCCTCTCACCCGGGACCTGTCTCCATTCACGATCCGGATTGTAGTCCCGGATCTGGTCGCCGAAAACACAGGGATCGATGTAAACCTGATCGGCCGGGGAGGACAGTCTACCGACGAGTTCAACACAGCCGCGAACGCTGTTCGTTCCTCTTTCGGAATCTCTACGATCACCGGAGGGACAGGAGCCTTGTCTCAACTCGAGCGGATCGTGTCGGCAGGCCAAATTGTATCGGGAGCCACGAACACGGAGCGGGCTGTCTTCACTGATGCTCTGACCGCAGCCGATGTAGCCCGTCAGGTAGAGATCCTCCTGAACACACCGCCCCTGACGCTCTTCGTCAACCCGGCGAACATGTCCGTCAGCTACTCGACGGTCCAGCAGTTCTCGAATCGAACCCGCTGGGGATTCATGTTCGAGCGCTGGGGAGAGGGTCAGCCTGCGATCTCGTTCTCTGGATCCACCGGCGCGTTCATGGCGGGGGCGAACCCTGCCACAGCGATCCCAGGCCAAGCGGAAACGGGCTCAGCCAGCGGAACTCAGTTCGCATCGAAGCGGGACAGCGCCGCGTTCCAGAACTTCACCTCTCTGTACCACTTCTACAGGAACAACGGCTACATCTTCAATACGATAGAGGGGTCCGAAGCCCATCACATGGTAGGCGGCCTGGCCATTGACTACGACCAGTTCACCTACTTCGGCCACATCGAGAGGTTCTCCTACAGCTACCAGGAGGGGTCTCCTCATCGGATCGAGTGGTCCATGGAGTTCACCGTTAGCTTTATGTACGATCACGCGGAGAGGACTACAGTGGTGCAGCCGATGAGGGCCTTGGGGGAGACCCAGACCAACAGTGCAGACCCTGGGCTTGGCGCTGGTCTATCTTCCGGAGCCTCATCGGTAGATGAATCCCTGGCCCACCTGCCCATTGATCTCCTGGGGTTCTGATGTCCTTGAGCAACCGCCCCTACATCGGGACCTGGCAGATGCGAGGCCAGACTTCGGTCAAGCACTCGCCCGATGCCATCGTCCTGATCAACGGCCACCAGGAGATGGCCACCTGTCCTACCTGCAACAAGGGTCTGGATCTCAACCGCTACATCACCAACATCTCGGTGGATGGGACCACCGATCCCGTTGCCTCCGCGAACATCTCCCTGAGCATCCCTCGCTATGACGCGAGTCTCTTCTCCTTCGATGGGAACCATGTCCTGAAGCCGGGATTGGAAGTCATTGTCTTCATGAAGGGATACTTCCCCATGAAGGGCTTCGCCAGCCTGGGGCAGGACCCCTCGGAGCTCGAAGGCTTCGACCCGGATGGAGTCCCCCTCTATCCCTACTACCAGGTGTTCAGAGGAGTCACGACCAACGTCTCCCATGGATTCAGCGGGGGCTTCTACACGGCGACTCTACAGTGCTCCAACCTCCTACACTTCTGGCAGAACCTCAAACTGTCCACCAACGGTGCGGTGATGGGGAAGAGGCCGGCGGACTCCCAAGTCCAGCCTGATCTTCGGGGACACAAGTTCACCAGCGCCAACCCCTACGCCATCATCTACACGCTGGTTCGGGTGGGGTTCGGGGCTGCCTATGGCGTCGAGTTCATGCTGGGGAAGCAAACCAGCATCTCGGCCAAGGACGGGGACAACCGCAAGTACCAGTTCAAGCACGCCGCTGAGTGGTGGGAGAAACGTTGGACGGAGCACTCAGGCAGCCTCCGCATGTATGGGATTGACGGGAGGATCTTCAACGCCTTCGAGCAGGCGTACCTGGGGGCCTGGTACGACACCCGGGGAGAGTCCTCTGGAAGCTCTGTGCTCTTCCAGACTGCGCAAAGGATCCTGCAGACGGAGGGCCAGGACTACAATCCCCAGAGGCATCAGGAGTTCTTGGAGAAGGCCCAGGAGTTGGGATACGACCCCCTGGCTACTCGGGCTGCTGTGTACGATACATCAGGAGGGAACGGGACGTCCTTCGCGACCGAGGACGTTCTACGGATGCAGGCGTTCACTCTCGATGTGGGGCGTCTTGGGTCCATCAACATGTTCGAAACCGAGTACATGTCCAAGCTCGAGATCGTCGAGCGGGTCAAGTCTATCACAGGCTTCGAGTTCTACCAGGACGTTGATGGGGACCTCGTCTTCAAGCCCCCTCTGTACAACATGGACACCCGAGACGACCCTGTCTACGTGATCGAGGACCGGGATCTGATCTCCATCAACCCTTCTGAGGGAGAGCCCGAGGCCACCATGGTCAAGGGGACAGGCTCCCACTTTGCCAATCTCTCCGGACACGGGATCGAAGGATGGCTGGGGGTCGGGGGTGTCTTCATCGACTACAAGCTGGTCGCTCAGTACGGATACCGCGAGGAGACCTTCGAGTCGAACTACCTGAGCTCTCGCCAGGCTCTGTTCGTATCTGCGATCAACCGACTGGACATGGCCAACGTAGGAGTCAAGAGCGCCTCCATTACCATCCCTCTCCGCCCCGAGCTCCGCCCAGGCTTCCCTGTCTACGTCCGCTCCATGGACTGCTTCTACTACGTGAGGTCCTTCTCCCACAGCTACCAGGCCGGTGGGCAGTGCAACACCCAGATCAACGGAGTGGCCAAGAGGGCCAAGTGGCTTCCCCCGATGGAAACCCCAGGAGACGGTTCTCTTCCGGATGTCTCCCACGTTCGCCTGGACGCTCCTGGGGAGTTCCCTGCCCAGCCCATGATGGGATTCGACCAACATATGTCGGAGGACGCGGGGGATGCAGGACCCCCGCGCAACTACGGATTCCCCAACGTTGTCTTGGCATTGGACCCAGACAAGATCAACCTGGCCACTGTGGATCTGGCGAGCGGGGTCATCACTGCGGAGGGGTACATCCAGATCGCCCTGACCTCAGGGATCCTGGAGCGCGGGGAGACCGACCAGATCTTCTATCTCAGGTCCTCCAATGAGGAGAAGATCGAGATACAGCTGTCCGAGATCGAGCAGCAGTGGACGGATGTCCAAGAAGCCCTCAAGGCAGGCACCTACCAACCGGATCCCAGCAACAACCTGGGATTGGTCCTGGCCGCAATCCAACGCCGGACTTCCATAGATGTCTCAGATTCCTCGAACCTGAACAACTACCTGGCGCTGCAGACTTCCTTGAAGGGCACTTTTGCTCCAGGCACCAGCGCCCAGGGCCGATACCGATACTTCTCGTGCTCACATCCGGACGCAGAGCATCAGGCGCCAGGGAACCTCTATGTTGATCACGAAACCTCTGAGCACTCTACGGTGGCAGGGGGAGTTCCTGATGAGGGCTTCACCACCTCTATCCGCGCACTGACCAATGCAGGGAACGGCAAGGGGATCGCTCTCGATACAGAGCCCCGGCCTATCCAGAGAGGGATCAAGGTAGCGGCGCTCTCCCAGAAGGAGGACCCGGGAGACTACAGTTTCCAGACGGAGGTCATGGCAACCTCCGATATCCGGTTCGTCACATTCGGCCCCCAGACGGTCAGGAAGCGGATCACGGTGTCTCGGACCAAGCCCGGTTGGAGCGCGGGGACCAACTTCGGCCTGTCCCCCTCCTCGACCAAGGATGCCTACACAGCCCTGCTGGAGTCCCGAGCGGTTCCTGATCCTGGCCTCACTATCGGAGAGAGGTTCGAGGACGAGTACTTCCGAATCCTGGGAGAGATCCTTCAGTTCAGTCAGGACCTGGGTGTGGATTCCGCTTCCCAGGTTAGTGCGGCCCAGTCCAAGGTGTCAACCGTGGGTCGGTGTCTGGATAGCTATGCGAAGCAGCTTGCCGAAGGATCCGACGGAAGCCTGGTATCTGCGGTGTTCATCCGGAAGTCGGACCTGGACGCCGTTCGGTCCTTGGCGTCCTCCTTGTCTCAAGGGCTGTGGGCCTATACCCGCCAAGTTGTCAGCGCAGCGAATAAACTTTCACCCGAGGACTGGTCCGAGTTCATGGATGCTCGGGAGAGCTTCATCCGGAACTACACAGACGGCGTTGTAGAGGTGTCTGAAGGGGAGCCGGGTGTCTTGGTATTCCGCCCAGACTCCTATGAAGAGATCAATGACTACACCCCGATCTTCCCTGTCTCCGACGCGGGAGGCTATGAGGTGTACGGGAACCTCCCATACGGTCGGGGAGTGGGGGTAGAAGCCTTCGCGTCCCTGATGGATAGCACTACCCAAGGGGACGATTCAGGAGACGCTACAACCACGTCTACGACCTCCACCACATGGGTCGGCGGGGTAGGCTCAAACGCCTCCGACCTCCAAGCTATCGAGAAGTTCATCATCCTTTTCCTGGCCGGAGAGGATCCCCAGACGATCTTTGGGAAGCTCTCGGCCACCGAGAGGGATGCTGTCCTGGCGGCATCCAATACCACGGAGGAGGCAATCACACGGGAGGCAGTTGAGAGCCTCCAGCACAACTCCACCAGCCAGAGAGCCCGTATCCGGAACACTCCAGTGACCAGCTTCTTCCGGGGAATGTCCCAGACAGGAGAGGTGGCTGCCGCCAACCTCGCAGATCTCTCGGTTACGGGAGACACCTGCGTCTGTAAGGGGGCTGACGCCGCGACTCTCCTCTCAGCTTTCTCGGAGGAGTTCATCGACCTCTTCGATGATCCTGTCCAGGGCTTCCTGGAGCAGCAGGCGGCTGGGGTCAGCGAGAGCCATCAGTTCTCCCGAGAGGCAATGGCGGGCTCTATTGTGGACAGCAGCAACGAGCAGCCTCTCGCCGACTTCTCCCGCGCAATCCAAGATTCCGTAGGGAACCTCACCGGAGGGTTGGCCTCCGCAACGGATGGGGATACCACATGAGCACCGCAGCCCTCAAGGAAAAGCTCCGCCCCCGCCAGCTTCGAAAGGACCGCGCAGGGGGCCAGCCCGGGGAGTACCCACTTCGGATCGCCAAGGTCACCGAGGTGGACTCTATCCAGCGGACGTTTTCCCTGTACATCCTCACAGGGAGTGGAGACACCTACGACAAGATGCAGATGTCCTTCCCCGGAGCAGGGGCTCGACACTTCCTCGGCGCCATCCCAGAGGTGAATGACCTCTGTGTGGTGGGATTCTCCCCTGCCGAGTCAGGGAGCTCAGCTGTCCCTTATGTGGTGGGATGGTTGGTCCCGGGAGCTTCGGCTGGGTACGACTGGTTGATGACCTCTCCGACCAAGGAGGACGAGGTCTCCCTCACCCCAGCTATGCGAGAAGCCCTCACGGGAACATTCGGCCGGAGGCGCCACAAGCTCCGACACTTGGAGGCCGGGAACGTAGGGGCCTCCAGCTCTCAGGGATCTGATCTCATCCTTGACGAGGGGGTCCTCCTGGCCAACCGGAGAGGGAACGAGCTCCTCCTCAGGGATCAGGATCAAGCTCTCGTCTCCCGGTCCTTGCAGAGGTTCCATGCGGGAGCCGGGGTCCGCACCTATTCGGGAATGGTCCAGAGGGATAGCACTCTCCTTCCGACCCAGATGTTTGCTGATGACATCGACTGGACAGCGGGCAAGCAGATCGAATCCGACGGAACCGCCGTGGCGCCTGGAGATCTCCCAGAGACCGACAACCCCGGAGCACTCACCGCACACCCCGTATTTGAAACCAACCTGCAGATGGGGAACGTAGATCCCAACCAGGCACTGGTTCGTGGTCTGTTCATCGACGAACACGGGATGATGTACGACGAATTGGTGCGTCCTTCGGCGACCTATGGGGGAAAGAACCTCTATCGGGTCTCCATGGATCCCAACGCTGACGGGAGCTACCCGAACGCTGCGTTGAGCGAGGATGCTGAGGTCTTCACCGAGGTCCGTTGGGAGGTCTCCCATACGGCAGACGGAACTCTCCCGGTTACTGAGCAGACCGATGGGATCGACATCGATCGGCTCCTACCGAACGCTCCCACCGAGGGGACGGACGGGAGTGGGGATGTGAACCCCCTGAACCGATCCCCGAACGCTCCTATGGTTGAGGTCGTCATGGGAACGGCGATCGGGAACGATCCGATCAACGAGAGGTCCAGTTACGGCCGTCCGTTGGTCCCCGCCCTGTTCGACGAGAACGGAAGATTCTCTCCAGGTCTCCACGCTGCGGGACCTACAACCCCGGTCTCGGACCACGCCGCCTTCCTGGTTCGGGTCCACAACCCCACTGACCCCAAGGCCCCTCCCGCCTTCATGGCGATCACCAAGGGCGGAGCATATCGATCCTACTTCCCGGGGTCTGGGTCCGAGAGCCACCAGGAGTTCTACCAGACGGGGAAGAGAATCCGCGTCGGGAGAAGCGCTGCTGGAGAGAGCTACGTCCTCGAGGGAACAGGAGGTGTCTCTGTCCGAGGAATCGGCGTGGGCCGCTCCGTGGACAACATTGGTGTGGAGATGCGGGCAGAGGAGTCCGCTGTCTCTATCTTCGGAGGAGCCGCGACGACCTCAGGGGCAGCCTCTCCGACTTCCGACCCCAATCTGACTCTGGCGGGCAACAGATACGCTGTCCTGATCGAGAGCGCCAAGTCTATGTTGCTCTCGGCAGTAGAGACGCTCAAGATCTCGGGCCAACGAGTGGAGCTCGATGAGATCGATACTCTCAGGGCCCGCGCGAACACCTCTATGGAGATCCTGTCCGGAGACACGATTGCTGTGTCCTCCAAGAAGCTGAACGTGACCATCACAGGGAAGGCAGAGTTCACCTACGGAGGGCCTCTCGACTCCAAGCCCACCAACGGTCCCTCGCGGACGACCACGTTCACAGCCACCCCACTGACGGGAGGGACCGGCGGGGTCGTAGATCGCTTCGACTACGTGTTCGGCGGCCGGAAGTCGGTGTTCCGCGTCGGACGCCAGGATACAGTGATGAACGCAGGGTCGTTCAATGTCACCACCATGGCGCCAGCCCCAATCACGGTAGGCCAGGGTTCCGGAGTCCATCTCTCCACAGGACTTCCGGGATTGAAGAACAAGCTGGACCTGGATGTCCTCGGAGCAGCATTGGTGGCCGGAGCGGGGTCCGTGAAGGTACAGGCGACCAAGGGGTCCGCCTCATTGAAGGGGAGTGTGAGCGCCGTGGTCCAGGGTGGGATATCAGCAACGATCCGTGCGTCCTTTGTCAAGGTGAACACACCTACTCCCTTCACAGGAGGAGTCCTCACTGACGGCTGCCTGAGCCCCATTACAGGACGTTCGTACGCGCTGTCCGGAGGCCTGGGAGTCGCTACCTTCCGAGTCTCCAACTGATGGCGTTCACAGCACCCCCCACGACAGTTGCCATCATCACCGCAGGACCTGATTTGACAGGCCCTCTATGGATGCAGATAGCCTCTGCGACGGGTGCTGGTGTCGCGGCATGGATCCGATCAGTCAAGCTCCAAGGCACCGTATCCGGCTTCCTGGGGGCTGGAACAGTCCAAGGGAAGTTCACTGTAGTCCCCAGCGCAACCCCTGTAGTGGCAGCGTTTGTAGCAGCCGGCCTGAGCGGACCTACAGGCCTCCGGATGGCTTCTGCGGTAGGGCTGGGAGTCGCCAACGCTTTGAACGCTTCAGCGACCTACAAGGGGGTCTCTACAGGGGCCGTCGGAGCGGATGCATCTCGAGTGGTATCTGCCCTGGCGCCTTCCTTGGCCACCTCCCTCATATCCTCTCTTGCAGCTCAGGGGGTCACAGGACCTGTTGCTCTCCGATACGCGACCGCTCTGAGCAACGGTATCAGCGCTATCGTGAGGACAGGTAGCGGTGTCGGCGTGTCGACAGGGGGAGGAGGTCCTCTACCGGGTATGGGGGCCTCAGTATCCACGCTGTTCTGAAGGGATCCTGAGTGGGCTTCAATCTCTCTGGGTACGTGCTCCGCCCGGCGCGCGTAGCGACTGGGAACGCTTCTTCCACAGGGGAGGCGACCTCAGGAGTCAGCCGGGATCATCTCTCTCCCGCGGAGATGTTGGCAGCGGGGTACGAGATCCCGGCTCCCCGCGACGTAGAGCCCTATGCCGACATGTACAGGGCAGCTGTCCTCCTGAGAGGAGGCGGAACGGACGAATACCTGGTGTGGGCAGCCACCTCTGGATCCCTGTCTACAGTGGACTCGGATGCGTTCAGAATCTCGGGAGATCCCACCTACGTCCAACCGGCCGAAGGATCCCTGACCGTCGGGACCTACACAGACGGGACCGCTACCTTCTACGTGAGGGATGAAAACGGACGGGACCTGTCCTCCGTGACCGGGATGACTCTCCTCCGGGGCGACACCTTGGGGCAGGTGGTCGCGGCTTTCGATCCGGGGCAGGATCCCCTCATCGGGAAGGTGGTCATTGACGCCGCCACTCTCTCTTCGATGGGGGGAGGGTTCTCGGTAGGCAGAGGGGACCAAATCCTCCTCGTCTCGTACAGGCTCTCAGGCCCTACCTTCTGGTGGTCTCGCAACGATTCCCAGGCGACACGATTCGGGTGGGATGGCAGCAAGGGGAGGTGGGTTCCGTTCCAAGGCACCACTCCCCAGGATCTCGGGGAGGTGGGTTCGAAGGACTCTTATGAGCTCTCCCCACCCCCGTCCCGCTTCTCCGTCGGAGACACCCTTCCCGGAGCCTCTGGTTCTCCGGATAGCTTCTCCCTGGTTCGTGGGGGTCTGTTCCCCGACTCGACCGCGATACCCCTGGATATCCTGGTCGTCGCCGACCCCGATACCGAAGGGGACTATCCTGCAGTGGGCTCGGGATACGACGCTGTGGTCGGAGTCACCAACGGGGTCCTTCTCCTCAACACCACATACACCACCGCCAACGTAGGCCTCACCCTCTGGTACAACCCCGAGAGCTTCCGCCCTGGGGACGATGGGGATCTCGGGGAGCTCGCCGGCCTTCCCACGGACTCAACTCTGGGATATCCGGTCCTCTCTCCAGTCCCTGGACCCACCGAGCGACCCTTCATTCGCCTTGGGAGTCGCAGGTACCTGGCGCCTGTGGCCTACGATACAGACGCGGACCTTCCTGGGGATCCCTCCTCCGTCCCTGAAGGAGAGGTCTGGTGGTCTCGTGCAACTGGGAAGGTGGTGTTCTCCGAGACGGACATCAAGAAGACCCAGCCGGGAGAGACCGAATACGATATCGCATATCTGGGAGCTCACGCTTTCTACGATGGGGTTTCCCTCTCCACCCAGCCTGTTCCGCTCCAGAGCCCTGTTCCTCTGGTGGACGAGAACGGGAATGAGCTGGTCGGAGAGGATACTGGAGGCTCTGGTGTTCCTGGGTCTGGGGATCTCTTCATCCAGAGGAGTGCCTCTATGCCCCCTCCAGGAGCCTCCGGAGTCCTCTATGTTCCTGATAGGACCGGAGAGAGCCCGGATTCCTCAACCGCAGCGAACGCTCGCCCCAACGGCAGCGGACTGGTCCGTCAGCTTGAGGGCGTCGGAGATACCTTCATCTTTGCAGGCTCTCGTGCTCTGGAGACCCTCGAGGTTGTCGAGTACGAGGAGGATATCCCCACCCTCAAGATTCGAGTCAAGAAGACCGAGGCAGTGACCTCTCTGGAGCCCGCACCCTCCCAGCCGCCAGGGTTCGCTGCGACCTCCCGAGTCCAGATGAAGCGAAGAGGCATCAAGGGAGAGGGTCTCTACTTCGCGCAGGCCCAGGTCACTCCAGCCACGTACTCGGACGAGGCGCGGCTCTATTCTCGGAACTCGGAGCCCTACACTCTCGTGGGGACAGAGGAGCTTCGCTTCGCCGTAGACGGCACCCCCTACACATGGACGGCCTCTGGAAGCGGAGAGTTCACCGCAGCTCAGATCGCAACGGAACTCAACACGGTCATCACCGGGACGGGCCAGGCAGGGGTCATCCGAGGTCGCGTCTTCATCGAGGCCGGAACTCCTTCTTCGGGGCGTGTGGAGATCGGCTGGAACACCGACGCCGATGACCTCTCCGGACACACCGTCCTGGGATTCCTTCCCGGCTGGAGGGTGGATGCCTCAGGGGACACCTTCCGTTGGCAGCCCGACAACGGATCAAGCCTCGGCCTGTACCGGAGTCCTGAGAATCTGAGCCGGGAGAATCTGACCGCAGACATCCGAGCGACAGGCTCCTACACTGGGAAGGTGTTCACCGATAACGTCCAGGCCAGCCCGTTCGTTCATGTCAACAACCCTCCCTTGGTGGACATCCCCGGCTTCGATGAGGACGTACACTTCCAGATGAGCCTTGGGCTGAACCTGGTCCGTCTGTCCAACTATGGTCTCCGTCAAAGGGTTGGCCTCAAGTACGATCTGGAGAACAACCGGGTCATCTGGGCCGAGTTCGGAGAGACCCCCGCCACAACTGTCCTGTCCCCAACGGATACGCTTCAGCTGGACCACACGGGGGTCATCGAGGAAACAGTAGACAGCGAAGCCATGGATCCCACTCGGGCAGGCTTCGGTCTGTACCTCAAGCGGCCTGGTCTCATCAGCTATTCAGAACTGGGACAGGGTTCCGAGTTTCTCCTCCCTGGAGAGGGAGCCCCCGGGCAAGCTGTTCTGATCTCCCCCGAAGGAGGTTCCGTTTACTCCGGGGGTGGCGGAACCTTCTCATCGGGGGTCTTCTCGAACCCTGTCCTGAGCCCCGAGTCAACCCAGAACGCGATCCTCCAGGGGAATCTCCTGAGCGCCGTTTCGGTGGGTGACAGACTCCATGTCATCAACGGATCCGGGGCCGGTCTCTACACAGTCACTGGCGCCAACCTGGTCGGGGGGATCGCTGAGTTCACTGTCTCCCCTACACCTGCTGATGAGACAGGACTCTCGTGGAGGATCCTGGAAGGCCAGACCACTGATACCTTCGACCCCACGATCCTCGCAGACGCCCAGAGGGTCCCGTTCAACCACTTCCTGAACGAGCCGTTCAGGATTCGACTCCTGTCCCCCACGGGAACGGTCGGGGGGTCTCTATCCGCCGTCGTATCGGATGCCTTGGGGAGCAACCGGCCTGTGGCTCTGCGGTTCGGTCTTGCGTCAAGTAGTCCTTCGGCTACGGTCTCTTTCCTCGAGACGGGGTCGGACCTGGGGACATTGGCAGAGACCGGGTTGTCCGTCCCCGACGTAACCGATCCCCATTTCCTCAACTCCACAGCGCCGGCGACCGCGTATTTCAGGATCCGAGTGGGGTCTCAGGAGTTCACAGCCGGGACCAACATGACGCTGGTTTCGTCGTTCTCCCCGACGATCGCGACGGGGGAGATCGAAGTAGGGGAGCCCGGCGGCGGGGTCGCGGGAGAGATCCGATTCGCTTCTGATGTGCTCACGAACTTCGCGGGGGAAACGGTCTACTACGATCAGCTGTTCCTGGATGGGAGCCTCTTGGCCTCTGGGTTCTGTGAGATCGATCCCACTGATGGGAGCATTCGCCTCTCTGACGCTGATACTACAGCCCATACAGGGGAGACAGCCTACTTCCTCGAGGAGCTGATCACTGAGCGAGGATTGGATGTGGTGATGTCTCCCCTCTCCGGAGACATCTATATCACCAAGCCCCTGCGGGACGGACAGATAGTAGAGGCCGCATACTACCAAGCGGACACGGACGGAGACCCCCTCACCGGAACGTTGATCACTGAGTTCCTTCCTCTGATCGTACAGCTGGAGGAGGCCACTCGCGTAGACGACTTCACCTACACGTTCAACCCAACCGGGAGAACTGTATCGGAGGAGATCGAGGCGGCAATCTGGGTAGGTGTGGAGCTCCAGAACTTCGCTGGTCTCGTACAGGTCACTGTGAGTGGGAGTACTCTCACATTCGCCGAGGCTGTTGACCCCTCCGAGACAGTCAAGATCACCTATGGGGTCCTGGAAGCCTTCGGTGGGGAACAAGCCTACCAGGTGTCCACTCCCCCTGTGTACAGGAAGCCGTTCTTCCTGGAAGAGGGCCAGGACACAGCAACCGTGGGAGGGAATCGCACTCCGGACGTGCAGGTCGGCGCCCTGATGGTCCTGGACCAGACCCTTTTCTACGTGAAGTCGGTCTCGTACGACGCCGGGGAAGACGAAACCACGTTCACTGTGTGGCCTCCGCCCAGCACCGAGGTTGGAAGCAGGGCTCCGGCTCGGGACTCCGAGTTCTCGTTCTCTTCCCAGAGGATCGCCATCACCGTAGACCCCTCCGACCCCGTAGCAGGGGGTGGACAAGAGGGATTCCTCCCAGTTGTCTCCGGGGTTCCTCTGGTAGAAGCGGACAGAGGGCAGCTGCAAGTTGTGTTCCTCGGGGACCTGACCCAGTACGCCCGTGTAGGTCATCTCCTGGAAATCGCTGGATATCCCTACCTGGTTGCAGGCTCTGCTCTGTCCGATGATGGGAGATTCACCCGAGTAGACCTCTCCAACCCCATAGCCACGGGACATACATCCACAGACACCATTCGTCTCTCGGTCCGGCCCGTCTTTGGTCCTCTCCCAAGGACGTTCCCAGGGATTTCAGGATTCGTAGATACAGAGGAGTTCTCCCTGTTCCTGGTCGGCCGGACAGAGGCTGGGGTTGAACTCCCTGGGAAAGAGCTCACGGAGGGCGTCCACTACGAGGCGGATCCTTCCTCTGGCGCCGTGGAGTTCGTCCTCCCCACACAGGGAGCTCTCCAGCCCGGGGAATCCCTGGTCGCCACCTACACGGCAGTGTCCGAGGTGGGTCCTCTGGTAGACGAGGCGGCCATCCTTGCTCCGGCCTTCAAGGCCCAGTACCTCTTCATCACAACTCCGTCTCTCCAGAATCGGATCCTTGGAGCAACCCTCACTGCCCAGTACACGTTCTCGAATCCGGACAGCTTCTTCTACGAGGTCCTTCCAATGGAGGATTTCCTGGGAGAGGTCTCAGGGAAGGCTTTGGGGGCTGTGGCCTCGGACAGCGGAGGCCCCACCGACGCGTTCGCCGGTCTCCCGGACAACTCTGAACAGGGGCTCCTTGGGCTCCGTGGGGATGTGCGAGACAAGAAGGACCTGGACCGTGCCGCCCGTGCCTTCATCGAGCTCTACAACGGGGTGGTCCTGGCCTTCGAGCAGGTCTTGGAGTCTTTCGATGGGCGTGTGATCGGGGACCGGGATGGGAAGTTCCGGTTCTTCATCGGACATGACAAGAGGTACGCAGGGCCCGGCTACGAGGACGAAATCTCGGGAGACCTGACGGTTCGTCTCATCTGGAGGGAAGTCCTGGACGAGTGGTCCGGTGGTGTCGGATTCTACGAGGAAGTGGACCCGGTCTACGACCCAACTACAGCAACCGAGAAGGACCCTGTAGGGCGTCCTGGTGAGACGGACGGGGATACCCCGGACCCCGAGACTCTGGCCTCTTTCACGGTCCGTCAGAGAGGTCGTGTCAAGAACGATATGGACGACCGGCTCCTCATTGGAATGGGCCGTCCTCGAGGGCTCGCGCTCATCTTCCCAGGACTCAACGTCCCTGGGCTGTTCCGAGATATGTGGGAGCCTCATGTCTATTCGAGGCTCTTCCCCGAGAGAGCCCGGCACTTCTCGCGGCTCCTTCCCGGGATCGATGCTGTCCCGAGCGCCTCTGGTTTCACTGATCCCGGATACTACACGTCCGGCCGGAAGGTTGAGACCCCCGGTCCGGAGCCTGGAGAGACAACCAAGTCCGTTGTCCGAACTCGAGGCACTGCCATTGGGAACATCTCCAATGAAGCTCTTGGGAACATCACGGGGATCATCGAGGTCCTCGCCACCGATAGACACCCTCGGGCTCGGATCTGGAGGTTCTTCCCAGAGGGAGATGCGGAGATGGATTCCGCTCTCACATCAGCTACAGGGATAACAGTCTCCACCGTCGGGAAGGCAACCCTGGTAGCAACGCCGCTGCTTCTCTCTGAGTTCCCTGTAGATCCAGACACGGGATGGCCTGACGCAACCCAGCTCATGTTCAACCCGCTCCCGGCAGGGGCTTCCCTGTTCTCCCTGTTCACAGGGGATATCGATCTCTCCACCCCGGGATTCGAGACCGGCCAACGGCTACGATTCGGGAAGCCCGACGGGTCGGTGTTTGAGCTCAGCGATCCAAACGGCAACGGGATCTTCGTCGGGGAAGTCCAGGTAGGCTGTATCCTGACCCTCGTTGGTGTGGACGGCTCCGACCTCTCCGGATCGGAAGTCCTGGTGGACGGCACAGACCCTCTCGAGGATGTGGTCTCCGAGAACACCGGGCGCGGGGATACTATCTTCGGCGGGGAGGACCTCCTGGATATCGAGGATATCCCAGAGGACGAAGACGAGATCACGCCAAAGCAGATGCGGGAGCTCTCCCGCATGATTCCGGACTACCGAGTCCAGTTCGATCTCAAGGTGGCTCGGGGCTCAGGGGAGTTCATCGACGCTTCCCTCCCGGGTCGGGAGGACATCTTCCCACTCCCGCTCCAGGACATGCTTGGGCAGAAGCCCCCTCAGCCCCTCAGCTGCATCGAAGGTTTGGTAGAGTTCAACAACACTGATCGAAGGCCCGTCAAGCTCCCCTGCCTCAAGGGGGAGTCCGCTGACGACTCAGGGGATATCCAGATCCCCTACCTCCAGGGAACCGAGACAGAGCTCGCTATCCTCGGGGACGTAGCGGCCAAGTTCCGAATCCTCCTCGGTGCGGACACGTCCGTGGCAATGCCCTATGGAGACCAGACTTGGAAGGCTGTATATCCGGATGAGATCGTAGCTGTCGATGGCGTTCTGGTAGAGACCTACACACTGGGTCCCGACCGAGATCCCGCAACTCTCTATACAGGTCAGGACCTGACCCCTGTCGCCACAGCAGGCTCCTACACAGACGGAACGGCAATCGGTGACGGCCGAGCCTACGACCTCATCCTGGTGGAGGCGGATCAGCCCCAGGAAGCTGCCGGAGAGCTCCTGACGGGAATGACAGGGATCCTCTCCGTTGGCGCCGTATCCTCCGGGAAGGTGGAGACCCCACGGTTCGTGACCCCGACTACCAAGACGGACACCCACAAGTACACAGTGGAGAATGCGTTTGGATACCTGGGGGGCGCGTTCCCTGCGACCTCTGGCCTCACCCCCTCCGAGACGAACCCTGGGAACTGGATCACCCTCCTCGACTGCTCATCGGTGGGTGGGCTGGTGTTCGACTCCAATGGAGGAGGTCTCGCAGGAGGGTTGCTTGCCCTGGTCGCAGGCGGAAACGCCATTGTCATCCGCCTCTACAACCCAGACCCTGCGACTGCCTCCGGACAGTCCCTCATAGGTGAGGTTGTCATCCCGACCCTGGCAGCTGCAGGCTCCATCTACGTGAACGACCCCTTCGCGACCGTGACTACTCTCACGTTGGCAGGGACAGGGGTCTCGTTGACAGCTGCGGGGATCATCTCGGTAGAGACCTCTGCCTCATTGCTCTCTGCGCTCTCGGGAGTCACCGGTGGCAACTATCATGACTTCACCGTCACGATCGACACCTACATCACCAACACAACCCGTGTCTCTTCCGGGAACAACATCCCGGTGGGTTCGGCAGGGGGGTCAACCACCTGCGAGATCAAGGCGAATCGCCTCACGTTCGGTGAGCAGGTCTCCTTCGCGACAACCCTCCCTCGGAACTCCAATCCTGCCAACGGAGACGCTACGGAACTTGGAGTTTCTCTGGAGGCACATGAGTCTCCGATCGGTGCAGGGACAGCTACTGCGGTCAACGCCTCCGCAGAGGTGAACGGAGGGTCCGCTCTCACGTTCCTGGAGCGGGTTGGGCCCGACGAGGACAGCACTGTTCTCTCAGGGGTTCCCTACGTGGGAACCTTTATCCCAGGAGCAGCGGGATCCGAGGAAGGGAAGCTCCGAGCCATGGCCTGGGAGGGCCATGGGAACACGACCTCTCCGTTCACCACCGGAAGCGTGGAGGGGGTGATATTCTCGGTGATCCCCTCTTCAGACCTGGATGAGGACTCCGTGATCCTGGAAGGGGATGGAACCCTCTGGGATGCCGCCGACGGAGCTCTGACAGTGGATGGACTTCGTCATTGGATCAGCGCTGTCTCGGCGACCTCTGGGGGTCTCTCCGAGGTGGTTCCAGGAGATATCCTCCTGATCGATCAGACTACAGGGGGCGGCGGGGCGGTCGCGACAGGAACATACCTGGTCCGGCACGCCGTGGACACCAACACAGGAAATCTCTGGGAGCAGGAGATCTATTCGGACGCGGGACAAAAGAACGGATTGGACCTCCGCTTCCCTTCGGTGAAGTCAGCCATCAGCTTGACTCTCGTGGCTGAGGAGGTCCCCGAAGTTCCACATTCCCCCGAGGATTGCGGATTCCCAACCGGCGACGGCGCCACGACGTTCGTGTACCTGATCAGGAACTCCCGATACGCCATCTACGATGCGGGATCCTACACCCTTCAGTCCGATTCCGTGTACCGGATGGCCTACTCCGCTGTCTCCTACGACAGCGCCACGGGGGAGGCCACATTCACTCTGTCTACGGGAACAGCGACCGACGCCAACGGGGGGGCTCTCACCGACGCAGAGTTCCGGGACGCGGCGAACGAGTCTGGAGTCCAGGTGTCCGGGATGATCTACTTCCCATTCACCCCGCGAGCCTCGCATGGACTTCCCTCGAACAACGTGGTGGGGAGCTCCGAAGATGGCTCCGGGAACGATGCTACAGCGGGGTTCACCTTGGCTGTGATGGGAAACCGAAACCCCAGCGTCCACGGAACAACAACCGTCACCACCATGGCTTGGGACAAGACGAGCACTGCTTCCGATATCCAGTACCTGTTGGGAGACACGAGCACTCCTTCCTCCAGCTCCTTGGGTGTCAGAGTCCCGACTCCTGTCAGCGAGGCGGTCTTCTTCGAGGACCGCGCCTCAGTGAGATATGCGCGGAGCTACGCAGGAGTCTCGATTGCTGAGAAGATCGAAGGCGTCCCAACCCACGTCTCCCTGGAGGGGATGCAGGCAGCTGACTGGACAGCCGTACATTTTGACACTGGGGCGGGGCTCCCCGGTCAAGTCCTCGAGTGCCTCCTTCCTCGGGACCGGTTCATTCTCGGCAGCACTCTCGAGGAAGGAGGCACTCCTGGATTCACTGCTCTTGGGGGCGTGTTCCTTGAGCCGACTTTCGCCCGGCCCTCCACTGATTTGAATCTCGCTCGGCCCCATGTAGTATCTGACTCCCATAGCTTGGCGGGGTTCCCTGCTCAAGTTGGACATCGCAACTACTCAGACTTCGTCCCAGGGACCTATTCGGAGGCCGTTCACTTCAAGGTCCGGAGAATCCGCCGCTTCCATGAGATTCAGACGGAGATCTCTGATGCGCTGAGTCTCCTCAAGTATCTGTACGAGATCAGGCGGGGGACCTTCGGCTCCTACGTGGCTGCGACCCGAACCTTCTCCGCGGGAACGAGTCCTGCAACCACGATTGGGGACTTCAACGAGGGACGCGTCAACATCAACGCGGGAGACGTCCTCCGTATCCTGGATGTGAACGGAGCCTTGATAGACTCTGCCGAGATCCAAGGAGTGTCGGGGGCTGGGGACCTCATCCTCCGGCGGCCTGGTCTAACCGCCAGTCTGGTGTCGGCGGCCACTTTCGAGATCTACCTGGAACAGCCGATCGTTCCCCAGGAGCAGTCCAACGCCCAGCTCCTGGATTGCGTCACGGACTCTGAAGTACTTCGACGTGTGGTCGACTATCCGGGAGGAGATACCGACGGAGGATCCGCATCTACGTGGAACACGATGCAGGACAACCTGGTATCCTCCTGGACCTCTGAAGGGGTGGTAGAGGGCGACTACGTGCTTGTACAGCCGGCTGGGGAGCTCTACGACCCGTCCGAGAAGGGTGTCCGCCCCGTAGGGGATACCGGAACTGTGGGGCGCTCAGCCTACGTCTCCGGAGCCGCAGCAGCCCTTGATGATAACCGAGGAGCCTACAAGATCACCGGAATCAGTGGCGGCGACCTCGAGGTTGATGGAACCTCCCGGTTTGGAGGAAGCGATGAGGGCGGGGGGGATGACGTCATCCTTGGAGGCACGGGTGCTGAATACGTGGCTCTGCCCACCATCCACGTCAGCACCCTGGGATCCGGGAGGGAGGGGCAGAACACTCTCCGGCCGACGTCTCCTGCTGTCGGAGGCTTGTTTGGAAACCGAACCGGGAACGACGCGGTCTCCAGCATCCAGCCGTTCCCGTACCGGATCATCCGGCCCAACTCGATCTTCTCCCAGGATGCGTTGGACCTGGTGTTCTTCCTGTGGGAGAGGACCCTATCCTGGTTGGATGAAATCAAGGGGATCTACGAGGAAGGGCGTGGGGGGGACTACCATGTCTTCCAGGCGGAGGACCACATCAACAACATCGGGTCACCAACTGACCCCACAGACGGAGCCGGGGTGGTGTCGAATCTGGTGGTGGAATCCCTGGAAGGTCTGGTAGACGAGACACCCTACACCAATACGTCCGACTGCCTCTCTATCCTGGGCCGGCGCTTCTGGCTCTTGGACGGCCGCTTGGATGAGGGGGGTTGGACAGACTTCGCGGATGATGGATTCGGACAGCGGCCTGTGATCCCTGACCTCATCGAAGACGTCCTCAACCTCGATGACCGGTTCCGGGACCTCCGCTACGCATGGATCCGCTTCCGAGCTGATCGGGTGGACGGCTCTATCATGGAAGCGCGACGTGCCGAGGACGAACTTCCGGACAAGCTCCAACGCCAGAGAGAGCTCGTAGCCCTCAAGAAGGGTCTGGACTCGTAGAGACGGGGAACCCGACGGGCTCTCCGGTCTCCAGATCTACGAAAGGAGAGGCCAGGATCTTCTCCTCGTTCTCGATATAGTTGAAGGTGATCTCACCTCCAGGGTTGATCTGAACGAGAGCCACCAGACACCCCCCTTCTACCTTGCAGGTGGGGTTCACAGAGTGATTCGTGTATCTCCCAAACTCGTCATCTATGTGGACATCCGGAGCAGTGCGAATGGACTCTCTGGTAGGATGGAGGTACACATCCCCATCCAGGAGGCGAACCACCTCCCCGGGAGAGAAGGACACCTTGGCAACCAGGCATAGGTGTCCCCGACGGGACACGACTCTGAAGAGACTGTTCTCGGGCAGCACGTTCCCTCCGGGTGTTCGGGAGTACACTGACTATATCCCCAACACCCTACGGGAGAACACATGACTCCAGAGGAAGCCCGGAGAAGGCTCCGAGAGGCGGGGATCCCCGAGGGGTGGTCTCCCAGCACCGATGGGTTGGTTGAGGGTCTCCTCTTGGGGAGACAACGAGCTCTCCTTACCTCCCTGGAAGGGTTGGTTGAGAAGCAGATCGAGCAGGACCAGAAGCAGGTGTCAGAGCTACACTCAGCCCTACAGAAGCTGAAGGCAGGCGGGGGAAAGGCGGCCAAGAATGGCTGAATGGAAGTCCGTAGAGGTTTCGACAGAGCCGCTCCTCGAGAAGGTGCAGCCCCCTATCGATTCGCTCACCGCGGTCCTCGATTTCCTAATCACCATCCTCTCCATCGCCCAGCAAATCCTCAACGTCCTGAAAGCGTTCCTGGTAGGCCTGCTGGACCCCATCCGCTCCCTGGTTGAGCAGATCATACAGGAGATCCGGGACCTCATCCACGACCTCCGGCAGCTTGGCCTGTACATGTCGGGGGACTGGGATCTGATCAAGTCCGAGGACCGCTACATCTACTTGGTCGGAGGCTACCAGGCGTATGAGCGCCGGATGATTGGGCGGTTGCTGGACAACACGGACCCCGGACGGCCGGATTTCACCTCCTCCTCTACAGTGGTGGCCCTGTTCCTGTATGTGTCCTCTGGAGACCTGGATACGGTCATCCGACTCATCAGGGCCATCGTCAAGTTCTTCCGGAGAGAGGACCTCCTATCCTCTTCCATGCCCTATGGAACACCGAACACACCGACCATCAAGTACGGGACAGACGGAGCAGGAGTCGCAGCGTTCCGTCAGATAGGGTCACTGTCGGTGACTCCCACAGCACTCACTGTGTCCTGGTCCATGCCGGCTCCCCTGGGAGGCAAAGGGTTCTCTCCGGCCCCCAAAGGGTTCCTGATCCATGTCTCCACCATCCCTGATGGACTACAGGTGATCAGCGCCACACCCAAGGCGGAGACTTCCAGTGACGTAGAGGACCTGGCTCGGGTCCTGTCTGGCGCCGTGGATCCCCTCACCAACGGTCCTCTCAAGTTGTATGGGGGGATCACTGACCTCAACACGACGGTCCCGGACTTCTCCGACCTGGCTCTCCCGGATCCTCGAGCCCCTCTCCTGTTCCTCCAAGCTGGCGCGAACACGCCCCTTATCCAGCCGGCCACACTGATCCATGAAGGAGCCCCGCTCCTGGCGACGACGTTCTTCGCGAAGGCTGGGTTCGTCTCCAAGCTGGGGGCTGGCGCCACGTTCTCAGCTACGATCTCGAAGTCGGATCTCCCACTCCATGCCACATTTGTCGCGGGATCCGAGGGTTTCGCCGAGGTGGATGGATCTCCCTTCGAGGCCCAGACCTACTGGATCCGGATCCGGGCGGTCACCAAGGACTACATAGACGAGCTCCTCCCAGGGGTATCCGGGACCCTACAGAACCCCTCTCCCGTGTATCCTTCGGGAGCAGCCCCCTACTACTTCACCGCCAACTCAATCGTCCAGGCGTCCGGAGGCATCCTCCTCCCCGAGCAAGCATCCAAGTTCAGCTCGGAAGTGGGATACACCTGTATGACCCAGGCATCAGGGCCTGTAGTCGCCGAGTTCCCCTCCGAGAACCAGGTCAGGTACACACAGGCCGTCCAGGCAGCCATAGCTCTTGCTGTCCTGTGTCGCGCGGATCTATCCGAGGCTCCGGACTCCGGATTCCGAGAGAGCACCTACCTCCCGGGCCAGGGGCTCAAGGGCCTGGAGAACGCGGCTCGAGACATCCTGGCTCGATACGGATTCCAGCCTCGATGGTTCAAGGGACGTCGTCCAGGAGCATTCCGCCGCAAGTTGAAGGCTGTTCTTCTGCGGGTCTCTTCCGACCTGCTCAACCGAGCTCTTCCTCCAGAGGGAGTCGCTGACGCCATTGTTTCCGGGGCCAAGGACCTCTTGGGATTCGTCTGGAAGGACGCCCACGACGATTTCCCCGAGCAGACCATCCTTGAGTCCTTGGGCCTTGGAGCCACCTCTTCCTCTGAGGACAGCGGGGTAGGTGGGAACCCTTTCTGTCGGACCATCAACAAGCGGAACCTGCGTGGCCAGTACCAGGAGGGACAGGGACCCCCTCGAGCCCCTGCTTTCTCCGAGTCCCCCAAGGTAGAGGTCTTGGACACCACGGGGACGGTGGTATGGGTCTCAGGAGGGGGGTCTGCCGACGACTCTCCTGTTTTGTTCAATGACTCGACGGGAGAGGTTCAGTTCATCCGGAACGCTGTCTCGCAGTACGATGGGGGTTCCTTGCTGGACGCTGCTGTTGCAGTCCTGCAGCTGGCGGGGGCCTGGGTTTCCCGTCCCGTAGCGGATACCCAGTGGGTGACGATACGCCTTCTTCCCCAAGCCCTCACTCCTCTTGATGATCTCCTTGAGAGGCTGGACCGTTTCCTCCAGGCAGTCCTGGATGGCCTGGAGGGGATCACAGATAAAATCGTTGCCTACATCGAGGCTATCCAGGCGCGGATCTACCAGTTGCAGGCCCTGTTGGTGAAGATCCGCGCTCTCCTGAACTCCCTTGAGCTGCTCCGCTTCGGCCCTGCGTCTGGATTGGTGCTGGCCGAGTCGGGGACCGCAGGAATCGTCCAGGCTCTGGTTGCCGCAGAGGAGAAACCAGAGGATAGCGCCACCGCGTATGGCGCTGGAGTGGTCCTGGTAGCGGGAGGTCTCCCAACACTACTGCTTGATCTCCTCAAGAAGATCTTCGACGGAGGATCGGACTGATGGCGGTGTTCTCCTGGTCCTCCCGATTTCGTGAGGGACAGTGGCGTGCGTTCCGAAGGTTCATGCTGGAGGAGCGCCGGGACGTGGCTGCACGCTTCCAGGTGATAGACGCAGAACTCCAGAGAATCGGAGAGATCCAGGTCCTCTTCGAGAGGGACGAGGCAGGGAACACCACGGAGAAGCGGAAAGGGATCGTCGTAGAGCCTGCGGACTCCTCCCTGGGCAAGCTCCTCCTGGCGTACACAAGCTTGGGCGGGAATCCTCTCGACATCTCCCTGTTCCTGACACCAGAGAGGGCTATCGAGATTGACGGGGAATACATCCCAACGATGCCTGGAGGGGGTCAGCTATACCAGAAGAACATCAGATACAGCTATGATCAGGGAGTCCAGGACGGGGACGCAAGTCTCCAAAAGTACAGGCCCTCCCGGATGGGAGGCAAGGGGATCGCGATTCGGGAGAAGGACATCTCCGTTTACGTGGGGGTGGGTCGCCGTTGGATCTCCCAAGCAATGCGGACCAAGCGCACCCGGCTCGAGGAAAGGATCATCAAGTTGATGGACCTACGGGAACAGCTGGAACAGGAGGTCCAGGACATGATTGGAGCGACTGGGTTCTCCTTGGGCTCCAACTTCTCAACTGACGAGTACAATCCGAGTCTCACGGCAGCCAGCATCGCGTATTTCTTCGACTCGACGTTCCGTGTTCCGGATTCTGATGACCCCACGTCCATCCCGGTTGACGATACAGCTGACGCAGGACAGTCCGGCTCCTTGAACACCAGCGTGTTGGCCGGTTACGACTCGTTGATGGTAGACGAAGACGAGGAGGAGAACACCGCTCTCTGACGGTCGACAGCCAATATCCAGGCTCCCGCGTTCAAGGAGATCGGATATGAAGCCCTCTGCTGCACGCGTCGCCAAGAAGTGGAAGAATCTCCCCAAGGGCTGGACCGACGAGTCCGTGCGGAAGTTCTGGGACACGATGACCAAGGGAGCTCCGAAGCACCCAGTGACCAAGTGTATCAAGGAGATGGACGGCAAGGTCGGGGATCCGGGGGCCTTCTGTGGGGGGCTGGCCGACTGGATGGAGGGGAAGTCTTGGAGGAAAGAGTCCGCGACCATCAACGACTCCGTCACATACACAGGTTCGGATGGAGATATCACATATACGGTGGTGGAAGTCCGGGGGGCCATCTACAAGGTCCGTGCCCGCCATTCGGAGAAGGGAGAAGCCCCGAAGCTCCTGACTTTCACCAGGAATGCATGGGACAACCTCCTGGAGCAGGCGGACCGTCTTGGGCCCCGGTTCGCAGGAACCAAGGTCGCGAAGAGGATTCGGATCGTCTTCTACGAGTGCGAGCACACCGGAGACGCCCAACACTACCAGGCAGACCTGGAGAGCAGCGGAGCGCGGGTGATCACCCGACGCCTGGACCTGGATGAGGAGACCTGTTCGTTCCTCATCAATGTCGACGACCCTCGGGACTTCTCGAGACGCTTCCGGGATACAGTATCCGCTGAGTTTTCCAACCTTGGATATTGATGTCGGGGTAACACCAACTATGCCTTGCTATCATGTCCAGCTGGAAACCGAGAGCGATACCTACGGCTTCGAGGTATGGACTGACGACTTCAACTACGTGGACCTGGCGCGCCAGGGCCTTGCCAAGATCATCGGTCCTGAGCAGGCTCAGAGAGCCCATGTAGGGGGTTGCTCCAACATCGGATTCGATCCGGATATGGGTCGTCCCAAGATCAAGCGGATCTTGTGATCCGGGAACTCTCCCTCAAGGACCACACCGAAGAGATCCTATTGCTGGCGACCCCTGGATCCGCCGAGGACTGGGGAGACTTCGAGGTCTTCCGAGGAACCAGCTGGGAAGGCGGGGTATGTGTGGTCTCCGGAGCGTCCTATTCCCATGCCCTCCATGGACATCTCATACCTCTCCTCCGAGAGTTGGGGAGAGACCCCCGCGCCTCTGGGAGAAGGGTGTCTGAGGAGGAAGGGTTGTGCGGGGTTCGCTCTACCTGTATGTCCTGGAACCCCAAGCTCTGTCGACCTGGCGGCCAGCACAAGGGATCCCCCGGCCCGCCGACTTGCTACGATGCCCCTCTGGAGAGCCCGGACCCCGAGGTTGCCCACCTATTCCGCCGCGTAGCCCTGGCTTGGTCTGAGGGGCGCCACACTGTGGTGGTGGAGGGCCCTGGCTTCAACTATCGGTAGAGTAGTCTCATGTCACTTCCTGATCTATGGGACAACTGCTATGATGGGAAGGCTCGCAGCCTGCTCTCTCCTGAAGCCTTCCGGAACGAATACTGTCGGAAGTGTATCAACTTCGGATGCAGGAACGCCCGTGGAGAGGATAGGGGTCTGACTCTCTGGGACAAGCGGATGTCTACCCAAGCAGATCGTCTGCTCCACAACCCCAACTTCGGGAACCCCCAGGATCCAGCGTATCGGAACGTGGTACAGGCCCAGTTCCAAGACATCGTACAGAAGGCCCTGGCTATTGAGGTCGCGGAGAGGAAGGGGGACTGGTCTATCCCCACCCCAGAGGAAGTTGGGACGGAGGCTGCGTCCTTGATTGGACTGACCCCTTCAGGATTTCGTAGCACCCCCGAGCCTGATGATGTCAAGCCCCCAGAGCGCCTCGTAGATGAAGTCAAGGTCTCCAAGTTCGAGAGGATGCAGGAGCTCCAGCAACTTCCACCCCCTCCCGAGCCAGAGGGCCTCTGGCGTGTCCAAGGGTCCAAGAAGGGAACCTTCTACGAGGTTTCTCAGTTCCCTGGGGATGTATGGAGATGCACCTGTCCTTCGAGAGAAGATCCGTGCAAGCACATACAACACATACAGAAGAGGGTACGTCGACTCCCCGTTCCGGAGGCTCCCAAGAAGGTCGAGCCTCCAAGGCTCCCCCCACCGGCCTCAGCGGCTCCCGTATGGGCTCCGGGACAGGGGCTAAAGAACACTTCTGAGCCCTCCCAGGGGATCATGGTAGGGGGTGGCAAGCCCTCTCCCTCCGAGGACCCCTGGGCCCCGACACCGACGCCAAAGGTGAGGGAGCGGAAGATATCCGTTGGGGGGAGAATCAGATTCAAGAAGAGTTCCGGACCCAAGAACAGGTAATCAACCCCGTGATGACCCAACCAACCATCCTCAGCCTCCTCGGAGCCGTCAACGAGAAGTTGGCCGCGACTCCAGAGGGGCGAGACATCTTCGATCGCCTGAAGAGGGGTGAGATCGACATGGAGAATGCAGCCGTTGCTCTTCATGACATCGCCGCCCGGTCGGGATTGATTCCAGACCTGACCTCCCTCTCCAAGAGGTTCTCCGAGATCTCCCCCGGAATGCTCAAGGGAGGCCGCCCCGTAGCGGTCAAGCTCACGGGATTGCCTCAGCTCAATCCTCTGGTGGAGGCCGCCATCATGGAGCGGGCCTCCCTGGACGGAGATGTTCCCGAGATGAGAACAGGGCAACTCCCTCCGGAAGGACGTCCCGCCGTCCCGGTGATCGCCGATGTAATGGAGCCTGCAACCCTGGGCTCCATGCTCGAGACCGCCTCGGAGCATATCTCTCGGAAGCTGGTAGCGGCTCGGGCGGGGCACACGGAGACCTGTGGCCGGCTCATTGAGCTTGCTCGGGAGACCGCAGCGCGCAATGGAGTGGATCAGGTCACGGCCATGATGATCGCCTCCCAGAACTTCCCTCCAGTCCCTACTGGAGTTCCGGGCTACGAGGCGGGGCAGGCCCCCACAGCACTCAGGATAGCGGAGCCCAATCCACTGGCGATCGCGGCTCTCCCAGAGACCCAGAAGCGCGCCCTGTCCTTCAAGGTCCTGTCAACGACCCAGGGACGCAAGTCTGCCGCTTTCTGCATCGAACAGGACCTCACCCGCCGATCAGGAGTCCCAGAGGGGAAGCCTTCCGAGATCAGCCCTGCCGTCATCTGGCAGGCCGAAGCCCACGGAGCGGAGGACCTCGGAGACTCAAACAGCATGGCCCAGGCCGCCGCTGCTTTCCTGAGGCTCCTCCGTCAGGCCTCCCGGGAAGATCCCTCGACTGTCTTCTCCGTGAGCCCTTGGGCTGACATCCCCTCGCGAAAGTTCGGGTGGGTGATGGAATACGGACCCCCAGCCAAGTAGGGAGACACCATGGACACGTTCGCATCCAACCTGGTCGGGTTCCTCCGCCGCTGGGATACCGACAGCCTGGTTGTGGTGGTTCACCCTGGAAGGGATGTCACCCGTGCCCACGCGCTCATCTCCTCGGAGTTCCCAGAGTCCGTGTTCACCACCAACTTCTGGGCAGCCGGGGACCGGGAGATACGAGTCCGGTCCACAAAGGAGTCTCCGGGGGACCTCTCAGGATACACCCTGTTCCTGTGCAACGGGGGCCAGTCCTTCCCCTCCGAGGCCCAGAGGTGTCTTCAGGAGTGGGAGACACGTGCCCTCTGATCTCCTTACTGTCCAGATCCGTGGGGGAGAGCCATTCGAGATCTCCCTGGAAGGGAATCCTCTCTTCACGCACAACGGGGCGACCACAGTCCAACCGTTGATGATCACCCCCGAAGAGGAAGAGGCCCTGAGAGGCTTAGCTCTCAGGGCAGGATCTCAGATAGAGTTTTTCCGGCCGGGGAAGCCAAGCGAGGAGCAGGAGAGGATTCGCTCCCTTCTGATGGGAGAGGCCGGCGCCGCTCGTGTATGGCCCTGTGTCCAGTGCCCAACCTGTCCGTGGGCCAACCCCTTCCACGAGTACCCTTGCGGACTGGACACCATGGAGGCCGCAACCATACAGGGACTCATGGGAGATCCCCTGTACGAGAAGGCAATCGAGGAGTGTCCGGTAGCATAGAGTTTCTTGGGCTATCCCTGTGGGGTAATGCAGGTGAGCCAGGGAGATACGATGAGCAAGCCCGACACCACCCCCAACATCGGCTGGACTGTCACCCTGGCTGGAGGACATCCCGCTTTGGTCCTTCAGACCAACACCCGAGGCCTCTGTCGCAAGTGGGCCCTCTCGGACTTCTCCACCCTCTGGATGAACAATGAACACGGCCTGTTCATCGTCCGTGACGGTGTTGATACGGTGTTCTCCGATCCAGAGCAGGCCGTGACCTCATTCCTCTTCGACGCTCTCGAGGCAGGGAACCCCTGGTTCCTGGTCCTCCAGTACTACACGGAGGAGGGAGATCCCGTCACCTCCTGTTGGCTGACCCAGGAGGAGGACACCCAGCTGGTCCGCATGCTTGACCGGTGGCTCTGCGTCCTGTCCACCCCGCCCGACTCCGAGAACACATTCGCCGCATAGGTTTTTTCGCCAAAAGAGTAGGCGCAGACCCAAACGCGGTTATACCTCAATCGTTATGACCAACGTCTCCTTCAGCACCTTGTCCTATTCAAGCTGGCTTTCGAGCCTGTTTGGCACAGGGAGGGTGCGCGAGTAGACCAACGAGGTCACCGACCAGGAACCCCCTCCGGCCCAAACGGCCGGAGGGGGTTCCTGGTTTTGGGGAACCGCCCCAAGCATCTTTGAAATCGCAAGCTCTTGTAGGTGGTTCCGCCTCCCTTCCTCTGTCGAGGGGAGAGCGAGGTCCTTGAGCAAGTCCTCCCCGGGCGACCACCTCCTGTTCCCTCCCCAGAGGGGAGCAGGGAAGCTCATCTGCGAGGATGGCGGAACGGAATACGCCATCCTCGCACCTCGCGTGAGTGGCGGAACGGAATACGCGCCGGAATGAGGATTCGGTGCCCTTCGGGGCTTGGGGGTTCGAGTCCCCCTCCTCGCATCCACTTCTGAGGGTTCTTGGGCCTCCTGGTTCAACTTGATCATCGTCATAGGCATTGAAGGCAAGCGCCCTCACCTGGGGTAGTCGCGCACTGGTGTGCCAGCTGGGCTGTAAACCCGGCGTCCGTAACGGGCAGAGCAGGTTCGA